TTTTTTTTAGTATTAACATATATTACAGATGTCAGGATACCTTGACATATACATAGAAGTATTATAGAATGATTAAACTTCTACACTGTAACCCATGATCAACTTAGACACTAGATACCACGAGTCTCTTATAAGAGATGATAAAAATTTTAGATTCGATGGCATTGATGAAAAGGTCAGGGCATATGGTTACACCGATGATGGTCAGGACATAGACGGTTACTATGTGACCACAGAAAATTATACCTTCTACTTCTGCAAGAAGGGAACATATAAACACAAAGAATTGCTGAACAAAGAGTAATATGCTATAATATAAGAGCTGTAAAAATTATATGAAAGCTCTTATCACAGGGATCACAGGACAGGACGGTTCTTATCTAGCAGAACTCCTTCTTGAGAAAGGTTATGAAGTACATGGTATTGTTCGTAGATCTTCTATGATTAATACCGATAGAATAGACCATATATACTCTCGTATCAATCTCCACTATGGAGATATGACAGACTCTGGTAACATCATTAGTTTGGTTCAAAAGATCAAACCAACAGAGGTTTATAACCTTGCTGCTATGAGTCATGTAAAAGTATCTTTTGAAATGCCTGAGTATACAGGTGAGGTAGATGCTTTAGGAACTCTTAGATTGCTAGATGCAATTCGTTTATTAGACCATGAGTGTAGATACTATCAAGCATCTACCTCTGAGTTATATGGATTAGTACAAGAAGTTCCACAAACAGAAACAACACCCTTCTATCCTCGTAGTCCATACGGTGTAGCAAAACTTTATGCTTACTGGATTACTAGAAACTATCGTGAGGCATATGGTATCCATGCTAGTAATGGTATCCTATTCAATCACGAGTCCCAGAGAAGAGGAGAGACATTTGTAACTCGTAAGATTACAAGAGGTCTATCTCGTATCTCTACTGGCATAGAACATGAGTTAGTATTAGGTAACTTAGATGCTAAGAGAGACTGGGGACATGCTAAGGACTATGTTCGAGGTATGTGGATGATCACACAACACGATACACCAGATGACTTTGTATTAGCAACTGGAAAGATGTATAGTGTCAGAGAATTTGTAGAGTATGCTGCAGAGTATTTTGGTTTCAGAATAGAATGGAGGGGTGAGGGCTTGAAAGAAACAGGATATTGCCCTACAATGGGAAGAGATATCATCAGGGTCAGTGAAAAGTATTACAGACCCACAGAAGTAGAACAACTTCTAGGTGATGCTACTAAGGCAAAAGAAGTCTTAGGTTGGGAACCAGAGTTATCTTTCAAAGACCTCGTTGAAGACATGTGTATCTATGGACAATGAAATGACAACATTACAGTGTAACAAATTTCACAAAATTGAAAAGTGTAGAGTCTGTGGCAACGAACATTACGAAGTTGTTTTAGACCTAGGTAACCAATACTTATCAGGTATATTTCCTAAAGAAATAGATCCTGAGATGTACAAAGGTCCTCTGACTCTTGTAAAGTGTGACGAATCCAAAGGTGGATGTGGTCATGTACAACTAGAACATACCTTTGATCTCCCTACAATGTATGGAGATGAGTATGGATATCGTTCTGGACTGAATGGTAGCATGGTCAAGCACCTTAAGGGTAAAGCAGACAAGATTATGAAAGATGTCACACTAGACTCAGGTGATATCATATGTGACATTGCAGGAAACGATGGAACTTTTTTAGGTTTCTTTCCTACAGACTGTCAACTAATAAGTATTGACCCAACATCAAAAAAATTTAAAGATTATTTCCCAGAAAATGTACATTACATCGCAGACTTCTTCTCAGCAAAAGTATTTAATGAGAGATTTGGAAAGCAGAAAGCAAAAGTTATTACTTCCTTCTCGATGTTCTACGACCTCGAAGATCCATGTGAGTTTGCTAGACAAGTAAGAGAGTGTCTTGATGGTGAGGGTGTATGGGTGTTAGAGCAAAGTTATATGCCTGAGATGCTTCGTGCTAATTCATTTGATACAGTATGTCATGAGCATCTATCATACTATGGTATGAGACAACTCAAATACATCATGGACAAAGCAGGATTTAAGATCATTGACTTTGAATTTAATGATGTAAATGGTGGTAGTATATCTGTAGTAGTTGCAAAGAGTAGTAGTAAGAGAAAAGAATGTACTACTAAACTTACTGCTATCCTTGCTAGTGAAATAGATCAAGGATTGGATACAACAAAACCTTGGACAGATTTTGCTATTAGATTAGTACAGAACAGAGAACAGTTCTGGAAGATGCTAAACTTCTACAAAGAAAACAAAGCAACAGTATGTGCTCTAGGTGCTAGTACAAAAGGTAATGTAACTCTCCAGACATGGGAGATTACTCCTAATGATGTCTCTGTTATTGGTGATGTAAACCCAGATAAAGATGGATCTTATACACCAGGTACTTGGATTCCCATTGCATCAGAAGACAAAGTGATGGAACAGGAGTATGATGTATACATTGTGCTACCTTGGCACTTCAAAAACTTCTTTGTAAAACATCCTAAGTTTAAAGGAAAGCGTTTACTGTTCCCACTACCACAACCAGAGGTTGTTATACCATGAGATTAAGAACAATGCAAAAAGACGATACTATTTTTGTTGCAGGTCATAAAGGTTTAGTAGGTTCTGCAATTGTTCGTAGGTTAAAAGAAGATGGTTACACAAGAATTATCACTAAAGATAGAAGTGAGTGTGACTTAACCAAATCAGATGATGTTAGAAAATTATTTGAAGAAAATAGAATAAATTTTGTTTTTGATGCTGCTGCTAGAGTCGGTGGTATTCATGCCAATGATGTTTATTCTGCTGAGTTTATCTACCAGAACACAATGATTCAGACTAACCTGATTCATTGGGCATACAAATACTTTGTCAAGAAGTTTGTCTTCCTTGGTAGTGTGTGCATCTATCCTAAGTTTGCTGAGACTCCTGTAAAAGAAGAGTCCATACTAACAGGTGAATTAGAACCTACTAATGAAGCATATGCTATCGCCAAGATACATGGTATAGAAATGCTTAAGATGTATAATAAACAATATGGATTTAAAGGTGTATCATTAATGCCTTGTAACTTGTATGGTCCTAATGATAATTTTCATCCTGATAATGGTCATGTGATTCCTGCATTGATGCAAAAATTTAACAATGCTACAACAGAGTCTGTAACCTGTTGGGGTGATGGAACTCCTACCAGAGAGTTTATGTATGTTGATGACCTTGCTGATGCCTGTCTATTTGCTATAGAGAACTATAGTAATGCAGAACTTATAAATGTAGGGTCAGGACAAGACATATCTATATTTCACTTAGCACATAAGGTTGCTGCTCTTACTGGATACAATGGTAAGATAGAGTGGGATACTGAGCGTCCTAATGGTACACCAAAAAGACCGTTAGATTATAATAAAATTACAGAAAAAGGTTGGAAGCCGAACTACACTCTTGATCAGGGTTTAGAGAAGACATATCTATGGTTCCAACAAGCAACACACTTGCAGACTAAATGATTGGTATAAATGCAGTAGGTAAAAAAGGTGAGCGTTTAGCAAACCAAATGTTTCAGTATGCTGCTGTAAAAGGTATAGCAAAAAACAGAGGGTATTCCTACTGTGTACCACCATCTAAGTTCACAAGTAATGCAGATCAATGGCAAGAGCATCAACTGTTCATGCCATTCAAACTAGAAACATTTAATGATCTTTATATACAATGGTTAGATCCTAAAAGACCAGAGTTAAGAGAGAAACATTTTCACTTTGATGAAGACCTGTTTAATAACTGCCCAGACTGGGTATCACTACATGGATTCTACCAAAGTGAGAAGTATTTTTTAAATGTTAGAGATGAATTATTAAAAGATTTTTCATTCATAGATGACATAGAAAATCCCTGCACAGAGATGATGGAGGGTCTAAATAAACCTATTGCTTTACATGTAAGACGAACTGACTATGCTCAATATGGGCATCATCCTATTGTTGGTTTAGACTATTATGAGAAAGCACTGTCCTACTTTGATAAGGACAGAGAAGTGGTTGTTCTATCAGATGATTCTAATTGGTGTCACGAACAATCCCTATTTGCAGATGATAGGTTTATGATTTCTGAGTCAAGAAATCAATACATTGATCTATGTTTAATGTCTAAGTGTTCTGATTTTATCATAGCAAATAGTTCTTTTAGTTGGTGGGGAGCATGGCTTTCAATATCAGAAGAAAAACAAATAGTAGCACCGATGAAGTGGTTCGGACCTCCATTGGATGCACAACACAATACCAAAGATCTTTACTGCGAAGGTTGGATGAAACTATGACAAATGTGGCAGTGATATTCATAGGTACTAATAAGTATCTTGACTTTCTTCCAAAGTATTATGACAGTTGCGAAGAGCATTTTATGCCAGATGCAAACAAACAATACTTTGTATTTACAGATGGTAATTTAGAAGGTAACATACCAGATAATATATCATATTATAATATAGAACATAAACCATGGCCAGCAATTACTCTGGAAAGGTTTCATACTATACTTGAAGCAGAAAAAGAACTAACAAGATATGACTGGATGGTATTCTTAGATGCCGATATGGTAGTACAGAAAAAGATCTTCTCATATGAGATCTTAATTCCTGATAAGGAGTTGCTTGCTGTACATCATCCATGTCATCATGCAGACTACACAGGTACATTTGAAACCAATCCTAAGTCAGAAGCATATGTAAAAGAACCGATACCTAAAAATTATTATCAAGGTTGTCTCTGGGGAGGACAAGTTAAGAGTGTGATACCTATGATGAAGACTTTGAGAGACAGAGTTGACAAGGATTATGAGAATGATATAATAGCAGTGTGGCACGATGAAAGTCAGATCAATAGATACTTTATTGACAATGAAGATAAGGTAAATGCCTTACCACCTGACTATGCATATCCAGAGTGTTTCCCGCATTATACATATGATAGAAAGATTATTCATCTTGCAAAAGATAATTCTACATTACAAACATGAGTGACCCGAATGCATGGCAATTGCCTACTTTTTATACAGCAGATAAAAAGGAACAACTTCGTTACAAATTTAAAAATGTTGACTTGGTAAATCATCAAAACTTTTCACAATGCTATCAAGATATGTTTGTCTTGTGCATGTTAGATGGTAAACCATATGGAACATTCTGTGAGATAGGTGCAGGACATCCTGTTATATCTAACAACACTGCTTTACTAGAGTCTAGGTTTGCATGGAACGGTATTGGATTTGAAATCAAAGAACATGAAGCAGATCTATACAATAATAATCGTAAAGCACCTGTTGCTTTAGGTGATGCAACCACTGCTGACTTTGATGCATTATTTGATGAGGTAAAATTAGGACCTGTCTTTGATTATCTACAAGTAGATTGTGAACCTGCACAGGTAACCTTTGATGCTTTAAAGAAAATAGATCTAGACAAATATAAATTTGCTACTGTAACATTTGAGCATGATTGCTACAACGATGGCAATGAAGTTCGAGATGAATCTCGTAAGTATTTTGAAGACCGTGGTTATGTTTTAATCGCAGATAATATATCAGTTGATGACAAGCATCCATACGAGGACTGGTGGGCACATCCTGATCTAGTTCCTTCACATACCATTGAAGCTATGAAATGTGTCACTGGTACTACTAAGAAAGCAGAAGATTATATGTTGGGGAAGGTATGAAAATAATATTATGGGGGTATCGTTTACACACCGATACTTATGGATACATTTACGAGGCATTCAAGAAAGCATTTGAACATCAAGGATATGAAGTTCATTGGTTTACTGATGAAGCACATCCACATGACTTTGATTATGAAAACTGTTTATTCTTTTGCGAAGGATACAGAGATAAAAAAATTCCTATAAGAAAGAGTAGTACATATGTATGCCATGTCTGTGTAAATCCAGAGAAGTATGTTGGCAATGTTAAGAAGTTAATTGACATGAGATATCATGTGGATTACATGGAAGATGTTAACTACACATATAAATTAGACTATGATAATTGTGAGGAGTTAGAGTCAGGTGTACTCTACGATAAAAACTCATCAGATTATGATATAATATACATGGCATGGGCAGCAAACCTATTACCAGAGGAGATTGATCTTAACTGGGCAACCAGAAAAAGAGAATCAGAATATCATATGATAGGTAGCATCTCTGAGAGTGGTAAATTTGCTAACGGTCCTGTCATCCAACAGTGGATGCAAGAGTGTCGCTATGCAGGTATCAAATGCTTCTACAGTGATCCTTGGTCTACACCACTTCCTGATAATGAATACAGGGAGTATATGCAAAGGTCTGTTATGCAACCTGACCTCAGAAATGAGACACATAAAGCATGGGGTGTAAAGAGTTGCCGAATATTTAAGGCAATTAGTTACGGTCATCTTGGCATGACAAACGCACCTAAACTTGCTAAGTTTATTGATGACACAATTGTTTGTGATGAAGACATCAAGAGTTTATTCCTAAAAGGATTCCAAAAACATGACAATATTGAATTGATTCAGCATCAAATGAATATTGTTAAAGAAAAACACACCTTTATGAACAGATCTAAAGGTATTTTAAAACTGGTTTAGTTATGTACAACCCACTTAATTTTAATATTAATCCTAAGTTTCAACACTTTGAATTTTCTAGGGATCATTTACCTACTGTAGTTGTTGACAGTCTAGAAGAATGGAAACCTCTTAAGGTAGCAGAAGTAGGTGTAGAGTATGGTGGATACTTAGATATCTATTATCCTCAGATGAAAGATTCTGTGGAGAAATTTTATCTTATTGATAAGTGGCAGACAGAAGGTAACGATGCACACTTCACTAAGTTTGAAGATCGTGTAGAGCAGGGTCATGCTAGAGTAAAAGAACTCTATGGTGACAATCCACAGATAGAAATGTGTAAGGGTGCTTCAGTAGAAATGGCAAAGCAATTTGAAGATGGATTCTTTGATTATGTTTACTTAGATGCAGACCATACTAAAGAGGCAGTGTTAGAAGATCTTAAAGCATGGTATCCAAAAGTAAAATACGGTGGTATAATAGCAGGACATGATACTTATTGTGATCCTGATAATGTAACTGCAGATTACTTTGATGTTGAAGGTGCTCTAGAAGAGTTCTTTGATAAGGAAGTATGGGAGGGCATTCATCTCACTAATGAGTACGCATATAAATCTTGGGTGTATATTAAAGCTGATCAATGAACAAAATAACTTTTGGATTCATCGTTGGTGGTGATGACATTTATTATACCAATCTCATGAGAGCATGTGAGTCACTTGAAAGAGTGAAGCAACCACATGAGATTCTTATAATAGATATGGATGATAGGTTGAAGATTGATGATCCTAATATAAAGATTGTCAATGCTGCAGCAGAGAAAGTAGAGAATGAAGATGATAGAAATTATTTTCAACCTTACATATGGAAAAAAAGATATGAACTATACAAACATCTAGAAACTGAATATTGTTTCTACATGGATACAGATACAGTAGTAATTAATGATAGAACAGATGAGTTAATAGAAGAGGCAGAAGATAAGTTTCTTTGTGCACAACATTGGTGGGTTCCAACACTACATAATTTTCTTAAATCAGGAGATAAAATTAGTAGAGTAAACTTAGGTCAATATATTCCAGAGGATACTTCATCATATCTTTATGCTGCATCAGGTGCTTTCTTATTTCAAAAAGAAAAACATGATGCTTTATTTGAAAAATATAATGAAATCTTTAATGATGTATTTTCTGATGGTGGATTACATCATGGTGTAACTGATGAATTAATTTTATGTTTTGCATTAAATTTATGGAAAAATTTTAAATTTACTAACGGTGCATTCAACCATTGTGCTGCTAAAGATTACATGCCTATGGAACAAAGAGATGGTATCTGGTATGGATCCAATCCTTATGAAGATGAAATGAAAAAGGTATTCCTATTTCATAGTGCATGTCAAAATGTACATACTCTGAGTCATTACAATTCTGATGTGGAGGAGTTAAAGAAAGTCATGTATTGGGAGGACTATCATTAATGAAGATTGCTTTAATAGGACCAGGTATTATGAAGATCCCACCTGATAAGTGGGGTGCTGTAGAGATGATGATATGGGACTATGCTATTATCCTTAAAGACTTAGGACATAGAGTACAGATTATCAATACACCTGACAAAGATACAATTAAATTTGAGGTAGAGTATGGTAAGTTTGATGTTGTTCATCTACACTATGATGTGTTTGCAGATATCTTGCAAGATCTAGTTCCACATTGTAAACTATTAATTGCATCAACTCACTATCCATACATCAATACTCCTCACATGTGGGGAAGAGATGGATATGGTGAACCATTCCAATATCTAAGAGAGAATAATAACTTCCAACTATTTTTATCAAGTCAAAAAGATATCAATACTTACACAGAATTTAGTGGTAACCCTGATAACATGTGGTTAAGTAAACTAGGTGTTAGATGTGATCCTTATGAGTTCAATGAGTATGCTCAGTATGATAGAACATTATGTTTCTCTCAAGTATGTGATAGAAAGAGACAGTATATACTAGAAGATTTAAAAGATATTGATATCTTTGGTCGTAGAGAAGCAGGTAAATTTAGAGGTACACATTATCAAGGAGAACTACCTAGAGATCTTTTAAATAAAACAATAACAAATTATTCTAATTTTATTTTATTAAGTGAGATAGAAAATACAACACCGTTAGTTGTAAAAGAAGCATTGATATGTGGACTAGGTGTTGTAGTATCTGAGGAGGTTTCTGTTGAGTTAGATCTTAATAGAACATTCATAGATGTAATACCAGAGAATAAAATAAATGATCTAGAATATATCCAAGAGGTTGTGGATGTGAACAAAAGAATGTCTAGACAGATTAGAAAAGAGATCAGAAGATATGGTATAGATACATTTGGGTTAGAAAATATTCTTGCCTATGAATATGTTCCTAAGTTGCAATCATTATTATGAAAATAAGTATTATAGGACCTGCTACACAAATACCACCTGTAGGATGGGGTGCAGTTGAAAGTTTGATCTGGGACTACAGTGTTAACTTAAAGAAAGAAGGACATGAGGTAGATATTATTAACATTGCTAATCCAAAAGAGATTATAAAAAGAGTCAATGAATTTAGTCCAGACTTTGTGCACATACAATATGATGATTGGATAGTATTATATCCTTACATACAATATCCATGTGCATGCACGACACACTTTGCTTACATAGAAAGACCAGACATGATGAATGGTTATGGTCAAATCTTTAGTGCATTCCAGATACATAAACCAAATGTATTTTGTTTATCAGAAGGTATCAAAAGAATCTATAGTTTGATTGCAGGTATACCAGACGAAAAATTATATACTATACCTAATGGTGTTGACTTAGATCTCTTTCGTACTACAGATAAACCAGAGTTTCCTGATCGTAGTATCTACTTAGCAAAGATTGACTATAGAAAAAGACAACATAAGTTTCAATCAATAGATAGTCTTTTCTTTGCAGGTAACATAGCAGACAAGAGATTCAATGAGAACCATAACTATCTTGGTGAGTGGACTAAGGAATATCTACATGACTATCTAACAGACTATGGTAATCTAGTTCTACTATCAGATGGTGAAGCACACTCTCTGGTAATCATGGAAGCATTTGCTGCAGGTCTAGGAGTTGTCATCAGTGAATTTGCTAAAGCAAATTTAGATTTAGATAAAGATTTTATTACTTTGATTCCAGAAGATAAGATTGACGATATTCAATATGTAGAGTATGCTATAAAAGAGAACAGAGAATATTCTGTTGCTCATCGAGATGAGATATTAGAGTATGCTCAGAACTTCTGTTGGAAGAATGTTATAAAGAAACATTACCTACCCAATGTTCAAAAATTAATTTCTAATTATAATGACTAGTATTCTATTAGACAAAAATAAGTCTGCACAAAAACTAAAAGGAATACCACACATCTATTGGATCAATCTTGATGACAAAACAGATCGTGCTGAATATATGAAAGAACAGTTTTCATATTGGGAAGTAGAAAATCATACTAGGATCTCTGCATATGATGGAAGAGAAGATGATCTAAGTGATATCATTACTGGTAAGTATCCTAACAATATGTCATCAGGTGAGATAGGTTGTACAACATCTCATCTAAAAGCGATGCAGTTATTCTTAGAGAGTGATCAAGATATTGCTATTATGATGGAAGATGATTGTGACATATCAGTAGTAAGACACTGGCCATTTACTTGGAAAGATTTTATTGCTAACGCACCACATGGTTGGGATGTATTACAACTAGCAGTTATTAATCCTGCTAGTATCACAGCACAGATTCATCGTAGATTTATTAATGATTTTTCTACAGCATGTTATGTAATCAATAGAAGGTATGCACAAAAACTTGTGGACTTCCATGTGAGAGGAGACAAATATAAAATAGATCAGAAGGTTCTTCCTCGTGCAGTAGCAGATGATTTAATATACAATACTGGTTTGACTTATACAATACCAATCTTTATGTACAAGATAGCATTAGGTTCTGACATACATGATATCCATGTAGATGTTTATCATAAGAATTGTCACGATTCTTTGTGGGAGTTCTGGAGAAATCAAGTTCCTTTGATAGAGAACCCTAAACAACTCTTAGAACTGAACCCATACATCGGAACATTGCCACCAGGTTTTGAAGGAAAGTAATGTAATGGTTGACACACAATTCAAAACATGCTATGATAAATATTACAACTGGCACATGTGACAGTTACACGAAGGACTCGAAAGATCGTAACCCTGCGTAGACCAAAGACACCCATGTCGGGGTTGTCTAACATCCGCAGGAATAATATATCTTGCGAGAAACAAAAACAAAAATGTTAAAATCAACAATCGCTGCAGTAGCAGCAACTCCTCTTCTAGTATCTGGTGCAGCCTTTGCTGGTCCATATGTTAATATAGAAGCAAGTGGATCTTATCCTGATGGTGCTTATACATCTGGAACAATCGAAACAGTAATTGGATATGAAGGAGAAACAGAAGGTGGAATTGGATACTATGTATCTGGTGGTCCTACAGTGACTCACACAGAGACAAGTGACGAGTTCGGTGATGTAGAATTCATTGGATACCTTGGTGGTTCATACGATAAGTTCTATGGAGAGATCTCTGGAGTAACTAGCAACGATGATATCAACTGGGGTGCTAAAGCAGGTGTGAAGTTCACATTCTAAATAGGATTGAGACTCCTTTCGTGCAGTCTCTACAATCGGAACTTACCAGAGGGTGCTTGACACCCTCTTTTTTTATGGTACAATATATGCAGGGAAACAGAACAGGTAGCATGGCATCCTTCGGGTATCAGTCCACATAGGAACTGCGTAAGTCCTAGTTTTTGTTTCTCGCACCCAATTTGCAAGAAGAGTTACCTATATACTGTTAGCATATGAACATACAAATGGATCAGGATGAATCTATGTTTGGTGCAGAAGTTAAACCCAAACGCAAAACAAACTGGACTAAGATAAGTGCAATAACTTTAGGTGCACTAGTTGGTCTATCTCATATTGGTATGATAGGAATGATATCAAGGAAGTCACAGTTCCCTGTAGTCAATGTACCAGTAGGTCCTTACACATCTTACATGGTAGAGGCAGATAAAGAAGGATATAGAATTAGTTACAAAGCAAATGACCCTAAAGTAATGCGTGTGGAAAGGGATCTGAAAGAGAAAGGTGGGTTTCTTGGGTTGGCTAACGAGAACACTAGGACATACGAAGAGTACACGATGGATGGGTCTAAACATTTACAGTATCAAAAACTCGGACAAGACATCACAACAGGTGGAAAGTCTCAAGCATGCATCGAAGCAATCGGATCAGGAAAAGGAACAGGTAAGATGGTCGGGGCTAGTGTTGGTGCTGCTGCTGCTCCTGCCTTTACTAATATTCCCTTTGTTGGGTGGGTTATTGCAGGTGCTGTTACGATGATGGGCATGGATCAGGGTGCAGAGATTGGTGGAAATATGGCAGAAGATTTAAACAAGAATTGTTAGTGAGTCCAAACATAAGTATTTTTACTTATTTGACAAAACTTTATATTTGCTATATAATTATGTTACAGTTCTTAACATAACTAAATGACTACAGTTACAGAATCAGGTGGAAGGCAAAACATTTACAGTGTTGAACCAAAACCTTACCTAGATGAATCCTATGAGGGATACGGTCCTAATGCCGAGAAACTCAATGGTAGACTTGCCATGCTTGGTCTTGTTGCAGGAACAATTTCATACATTGCCACAGGCAGTTTTTTCTTCGGTGGAATCTTAGGGTTCTAACGAATACCATATCGCACTATTACCGTGACATATTTGTCACACATTTCATGACCAATGAAATTTCAATCACAATTCACCATCACTAAAGAGGACAAACTAATGACTCCAGAAGCAGAAAGATTTAACGGTTGGGCAGCAATGCTCGGTTTCGTAGCAGCAGTCGGTGCATACGCAACAACAGGAAATATCATACCAGGTATATTCTAATGACAGATAAGCAATCAAAAGCAGTAGCAGAGAAACTTAATGGTAGACTAGCAATGCTAGGTATCATCGCAGGTTTAGGTGCTTACTTAACAACAGGTCAAATCATACCAGGTTTCGTATAATGAACTATTGGAAAACAGCAGAACAAATGAACGGTCGTCTAGCGATGATGGGTTTGTTCGCAGCAGTAGTCAACTACGGTTTCACTGGTTGGATTATACCAGGTATCTTCTAAGGGTCTTATTTTTTTTCTCTTGGAACTTTACAAAACTAAATAGTTACTCGTAACACTTCTTAACAATATCCATCTATGTCTGACTTAGCAGTCTCAACAAATTCTATATCTCCTTTCGCAGCAATACTATGGTGCTTCTACCCAGTAGCATTTTTAGTACTAGTAGAATTAGTCCTCAGAGCTACTGATGATGACGATGATGATTTCCAAGGAGGAAAGGGTGTTCGGGTAACTCAACCTATAGCAGTACCCACAGGAGCATAACAATGCAACACATTCTATTTACAACACTAGTCACAGCTTACATCGTATCAGGTGTAGGATCAGTAGCATTTGCATAAATGATCGCAGTATTAAATCAGGTCTTTACCAGTATCCCATCAGACCATATGCCTCTGGTGGAATTTTTTGGTATGATGACAATCGGCATAACAGCAGGTTCGTTAGGTATAATATAATGATAACCAATTAATTCAAGGATATTGATGACGATTAGTTCAAAACAAAGCAAAGAAGATCAGGTTTATACTAAAGCAGAAGTTGATGCTCTCATAGAGTATGCTGTTGAGCAAGCAAGACAAATAGATGAAGAGTCTATGAGGAAGCACAACAGGGAAGCAACTATCATTAGTATGATTCTAGGGTTTACTACTCTTGCACTCTTTGTAGACGGTCTACTAAGGATGTTAGGTATCATCCCACCCTTCATGGAGATTGACATTAATATCATAGACAATATATCAGATAAAGTTAAAGCAGATCTTATACCAGTATTAAAACAAGCATTCAGTAAAAAATTTCAAGCATGATCCCACTACTATTAACAGCATCAAGTTTTCTTAACTTCATATTTTACATCTATGCAATCGGTTTTGTAATTGCATTAGGATTAGAACAAGTTCTTAAGTTCAGACCTCTATCTGTTGACTCAACAATGAACGAAAGAAATATGTTCATTGTAAAAAGCAACAGGAAATATCTTTGGAGACAGTCATGGGTAGTAAATATAAATTGGTTCGTATGTAACCTAGGACTATACTTTTTATCAAGAAATTTACAACCTGTAGGAGATACTTTTTGGCAAGGAATGTAGGATTATTGATACTAAGATTATCAATAGGAACTATGCTGATACATCATGGATATGAAAAGACAGCAGACATACAGAATTTTGCAGACGCATTTGTAAGACCCATAGGATTTCCTTTCCCAATAATATCATCTTACATAGCAGCATATGCTGAGATCTATGGTAGTTGGTTAGTAATCGCAGGATTGTTTACAAGATTCGCAGCATTATCAATCGTAGGTACAATAGGTGTAGCAATATATCATGCCATTGTAACCGCAGGATTTAACATATATCTATTGGAACTACTAGTGTTATACATGGGGGGAGCATTGTGTATTCTTCTACTAGGAGCAGGGAATTTTTCTCTTGACAAAACTTTACAATTGATATATAATAAGAACAGGTGAGGAAATCCTCACCATTTAAGTGCTCCCAACCAAGACCTCTGTAGGCACTATAATACTTCGTCTTTTGTCCGAGAGTAGAAGGGATTCTCGGAAATATGTTTCGCATCTAACCCTTGATGCCCTACATAGCAATCGTCTTACTAATGACAACTCTTAATACAAGAACCTCCCAACAACAGGGTGGTTTACTAGCAGGCTGGCCACAGTTCTGCGAATGGGTAACATCAACAAACAACAGAATATATGTTGGTTGGTTTGGTGTTCTAATGATTCCATGCTTACTCGCAGCAGCAGCATGTTTCATCGTTGCTTTCATAGCAGCACCTCCAGTCGATATCGACGGAATCAGAGAACCAGTAGCGGGTTCTTTCTTATATGGTAACAACATCATCTCTGGTGCAGTTGTTCCATCATCAAACGCTATCGGACTACACTTCTACCCAATCTGGGA